CGGAAATCAGCTCGATCTCTTCGCGCAGGCTCTGATACAGCGCGCCCTTGCCGATCTTGTCGGCGAAGTACTTCTCGTACTCGCTCTGGTCCGAGCTGGCTTGGCCGTTCACCGCGCCAGGCACAGGAAAGAATGGGCCGATGTTCCCGGTGCGGTCCACGAGGCGCGCCCAAAAGAACAGGCTCGCCCCGGCCAGCAGCGCATGCATCTCGTGCTTGGCCTGCGGGTAGCTGAAGTCGCTCAGCTTGATCGCTGTAGTCAGGTCGGCTGATTGGCTGTACCAGATCTCTGCACGCTCGGTATCCTCGGCGCCCGGCGGGAATCCCCACTGAATACCGATGCCATAGACCAAGCTGGTTGTGGTCAAGAACGACACCGCCGGCGGCAAACCGGTTTTGCCTTCCAGGTTGGTCAGGATGGAGTTTTTCCAAACCGACGAAATGTCGAAGGCACTCACTGCGCGCACCCGGGCCAGGTATGCGCCCGAATAGATGCCTGTAACGTCTACGTTCGTCGAGCCTGTGCGCTGAATCTTGATCCAGTTACCGCTGTCCTTGCGCCACTCCACGTCATAAGCGACGGCACCAGTGACGGCTGGCCACGAGATGTTCATGGTGCTGATTGCGATGCCCTGGTCAATCGATACGCTCGACGTGACACTGACGCTATCCGGCGGCGAAACAACGGTGATTGGAATGACGCTGATTGGCCGCTCTTCCAGGCGAGCACCTGTATCGATGCTGGAAAACTTGCTTGGTTCATACTGCAAGGCGCTGATGTCGTAATCGCCCTCTGGGGTGCGCGCTGTCCTCATCACCCTATAAAGAGGGATTGCCAGGTCATCGGCGTCAATTGCCCACTGAAGCTGGGCCGCGGGCGGCTCGCTGTAGGCCACCGTAACGGTTACGTTACGGCCGACCACGCTTTGCACCGTGCGTCCCTCGGCTCGTCCGTTTGGAAGATTGATTACCAGTCGATCGCCAGCCTTGGCCAGTGTGTCGCGGTCCAAGGTGATGACTCTCCCTGCCGCCGCGGCGATGCGGCCACCGACCTCGCGGCCAGCCAACAGCGAGTCCGCCACCGGAATAATGAAGCCTGGCAAAGGAATACGGCCTTCCATGCCGGTCCTGAAGTTGATGGTGCGGTCCTGGTTGTTGCTCAGCACCAGCCATTTAGCCCTGCGCTGAGCCTCGGACGCGCGAGTGCAGCCAATGGCACTGATCTCAGTAGGCTTGTCGCTCAATCGTCGCTGGAGCGGCAGATCGGAATAGACCGTCACGTCGGTATCGTAGTTGTTCAGCGGGTTGTCGTAGCTGACCAGGCAGCGTGTGAATCGCGTTTTGGCCGATGCACTGCCGTAGGAGATCTTTCCGTCGATAACGTTGGACCGGGTGAAGACGTAGTCGATGTCCTGTGACCGAGGCATATCAGCCTGCATGACCAGTTGGCCTTGAGCCCAGTACGTCATACCGCGGTAAATGCCTGCGATGTCGCGCAGCAACGACCATGCGTCGGCTTTACCCTGCAGGTTCATGTCGCACAGAAAGCGTGGCTCAACGCCTGCAGCACCGTCCGGCACCATCTGGTCGCAGTACTGCGCGATGCGGTACAGCTCCCACTTGTCCACCATCCACGGCTTGATTCGGCGACCCAAGCCAAAACGGTCTTGGGTGCAGATACCGTAGGTGACCCAGGCCGGGTTATTGGTCCATGCCTCTTTCATGGTGCCATCCCAGGCGCCAGTGTACGTGCGGGCCACCGGGTCGTAGTTGCTCGGCACCTGCCAGCGGCGCGCCTTACATTTCACGGTAACGGCCGGGATGTTAGTGAACTGCTCGGCGTCGAACTCGATGAACAGTAGCGCTGTGTTCGGATAGCGCAGCTTTGCATCGATCACCTGGGTGTAGCCCGCGATGAACAGGCTGTCCGAGATCTTATCGGTGTTCTGGTTTGGAGTGATGCGGCGAACTCGAATCAGCCACCCGCTGGTCGCAGGTGGTAGATCGATACGCATGGACTTTTCGTAACGAGTGGTGGCTTTGCCTGTCATGGCACCGACCAATGCCTCCTGATATGCCCCTCCATCGGTGGCCACGTCGACCGCGTAATGGATGCTGTAGCCGCCAATGTTCCCCTCACTGTCCTGGCTCGCCAGTCGCGGTGTGGCCAGGCGGATACGCGCTGCCGACAGCTGAAGATTGGTCAGCGACTGAACCCACGGCGTGCCGCTGCGCAGTTCGATATTCAGCGAGGTTTCATTGTCGACAGACGGAATACCCGGAATGTGGGCCTGCTCGATGGAGCCCGGGCGCCAGTCCCACTTCACGTTGGCGAAATTGAAATTTCCGCTTGCATCCTGAATCGGGGTGTTATCAAGGAAGATGTCGCGCGCGGTTGGTGTGCCGTCGAATTCGCCCTCGCCCACGGCGATCAGTATCTTGGCCACGTTGGTGGAGCGCAGGCTATCAGGCGCCTCTACTGGCGATTTTGGCTTGCTCTCGCCACCTTTGGCGCCTTGAATATCCAGCTTCTGTGCTGCACCCATGCTTTTCTCCAGGCAATAAAAAACCGCCTTTTGGGCGGCCTGTTCGCTGCATTGCGCTTATGTCTTGTCCTCGGCATAGATCGATGCCGAAATGATCGCCCCGCCCCACCTGCGATCACCAATACAGATGGGGACCGGGTTGCCGCTCGCCGTTGTGTTCTTCGCAGATCCGAATGCGTAGCTGGGCATGTTTTCTGGCGAAGCACTTTGTTTGAGGCCTGCGGCCTGAGGGCTCAGCATTTGAATCACGCCACCGGCCAGAAGCGCGATACCCGTGGTTAGCGTTGCGCCCCCAGTGAAGAAAGACGCAGCGATCAACACGACTCCGATGATTGTCTGGAGCAGGCCGGCGCGCTTTGACCCTTCAACAACCGGGACAATCCTGATTTCTTTCGTTCCGCCCATGCCGAACTCGTCAGAGCTGACATTCTTCCGGTTTCGGAATATGGCGAATCGCATGCCGAGTCGGTCAAGGCGTCGAATTTCTCCCTCAAAACCTTCTATGGTCGCCTTCAGCGCCCGGAAAACCTCCCAGGTGTCGCCCGATGACACCTGGCGTCGATGCAGCCGGCCGAACTTCTGAGCCAGCGAGCAGGACAGTTTGATTGTGGTCATCGGCGAATAAACGATGGCGCTCATCGGGCCTCCTTGTGTCGAAGAATTAAGCGAGTGCGCTGCAGCCAGGGTCCGCCATAGACGATCACCTCTGATGGCCGTCCATAAAGGTGGTGCAGGACGAAAGGGCCGGGGCCGAACACGCCTGACTCTTCGCCTGGCAGCGCTGCGTCAGTACCCAGGTAGATAGCGGCATGGTTGGGGTGAGCCGTGCGACCCACCTCCATGACGATCATGTCGCCGCGCTGCGGGCTGTCGACTTGCTCAAATCCGGCGATAGCGTAATTCGCCTCGTAAAGGCTGGTGCTTTCGGCGCTCTCCCACCACCCATCGGCGCGCTGGAAAGCTTCGAACTCAAGCCCCCACTCACGCTGATACCAGTCAGCGCAGACCTGCCAGCAATCCCAAGCACCGTGCACAAACGGGCGCTTGAGAAGCGGCGTGCTGCCGGTCGGCGTGATGGTGCGCAAGTCGCCCTCGGGCCAGGAAAGAATGTGCCAGGGCACGGCCGTTGCCTCGCACATGGCAAGGTCCCGCGAAGAAGGCCTGCTGGTGGCGTCGGGGTGTGAGTGCACAATGCCGATTATCTGGCCCAAGTCTTCAGCCGCAGCGTAGTCCTCAGGATCAAGCCGGAACTCTTCGTGCGGCTCTGCGGCGATATTTCGGCACGGGAAGTACTTCTGCGCGCGCCCAGCCGCCAACAGCAAGCCGCAGCATTCTTTCGGGTACTCGGCCGCCGCCTGGGCTTGGATCGCCGCAATGATGTGTTTGCGCATTTTCAGCTCCGGGCAATGAGTGACACAGCGGGGAAACCGCCGAACGGATAGGGGTTGCCCTCGCCGAAACGCGGGATACAGCCCTTGCCCAGAGTGGCATCACACACGTCGAGTTCAGGGTCGCCGGTAACCTCTCCGTCCTTCGTGATATAGGGGCCGGTGTAGCCACAGTTTGGGCCTCGATAGCCGCCAGTGAGGCACCAGTGACATAGCGTCGTCATCTGCCGGCCAATGGTTTCGCCGCCGACATCGCCAGGGCTCGCCAAGTCCCAACTGACCGTCTCGCCATCCTCGTTCGTCTTCTGATCGACGTACCAGACCTCAATCGATTCCTGGGTGGGATCGGCCTTAGGGTTGCCGCCTTCGAAGTTAGCGGCGTCCAGGAACTCGGCCAAGGTGTTGCGGATAGTCAGTTTGAACTCCAGCAGATCCTCGAAAGCCAGGCAGAGCGCGGTGATTCGCCCGTTTACGTTGCCGACCGAAAGCTTCGGACGAACCGCCGTTCCATCGCCGTTCGCCTCGCTACCCTCGTACTGCATAGGCCAGGCGCCGTACTCTTCACCCTTCCACCAGATCGATTTGGCCGGCAATTGGTCTGCGCTGGCGCCAGCGGCAACCAGCTCGGCAGGTGTGTGCGGGATCGCGTGGCCGTGGAAGCGCAGGACATCGGCGCCGTAATCGCTTCCGTCCAGCTCGAACAGCACGATTTCGTTACCAGGCTCAAGAGTCTGGATAGCATTGATCAGCGACATGGATTGACCTTTACGGGTGGAAAGCGCGCTCGAACGTCGCTGTCACTTTGAATACGCCCCCGCCCATAGGGGTGGGGGTTGGGTTCTTGCAGGTGAACAGGCCGAGCTGGCCAAGGGGCGTAGTCCATAGAAAAGCCTTGGCGCCCTTGTGGCGGTCGAAAAACCCCATAATGGCCAAAGCCGCCGCCTTGCTACCGGTGTGCGTTATTGGATATGCGTCTTCGAGATTGTTCGGACCGTCGCCGACAACTTGCTTATAGCCACCGCCAAATCGCGATTCTCTGGTCCTGTATTCCAGTGTCGGAGACTCACCGTGCTGGGTGTCCCAGGTGAACGTTTCAATCGCCATGGTTACCTCCCGTTGATCACGCGCCAGATTGGGCCGCCTGGCTGCAGTCCTTTAGCGATCGCAGCTTCTGCCTCGTTTTTGGCTGCCAGCTGAATGCCCCTGCCAAGTTGAGTGGTGTCTTGCTGCGATCCGTTGCTGCCGTCGTTAGCTGTTTGCACGGATACCGCGACAGGGAAGTTGTAGGTATTTCCGCCACCTCCCCCGCCTCCCCCAGAAGCAGCGGTGATGGAGGCACCACCAGTCATAAGCGGCGTAACGCTGCCGCCCTCTGCGCCGGTCATCAAGTACGAACGGCCGCCCTGACTGAAAAGCTCAGGCCCCTTTTCGTTTACCTCATAAAGCGTATTTGGATCGACAGGGCCGCCGGACGCTCGACCTTCGACAAGAGCGCTACCGATGCTTGAGCCGAAACTGCCAGCGCCTGCGGCTGCGCCACCACCGAAGTAGGTGGACGCTGCGCCGATCACACTGCCCAGCAACGCCGAACTGGCCTGCCGAGTGGCTATGCGGGCCATATCCGCCAAGATCGACTTAGCGAAATCCGAGAACGATGCCTTACCGGTCATTGCGAAGTTGACGACCGCGTCCTCCATACTGCCGAAGGCGTTGCCGAACAGACTTTTGGTCTGGCCGGCAATGTTCTTCGCCGAATCCAGATAGTTTTCCCAGGCCGACGTAGCGCCTTTCGTCCAATCACCCTGGGCGGCCTCCACATCCGCGTAGTTCTGCCGAATTTGGTCGGTCGCCTTCTTGTTCTGCGCGGCCAAAGCATCCGTGCGCGGCCCAAACTCCTTGTCGAGATCAGCAGTCGATGCGCCACGCAGAGATGCCTCGCTACGCTGATTCGCAAGCTCCTTGGATGCCTGGGCGAACCTGTCGTCCTGAGCATTCAATTCGCCAGATAGTGCATTCTCCCTGTCGCCCCGCCCGACCCCAAGTACGGCGCGATGGCCAGACTTCTGTAGGGCTTCGGTTTGGAGGTTGAGCGCATCGACGTAGGACTTGAGGCTTGCGGCCTGCCTCTTGGCTCTGCCTTCCTCGGATGAGGCCAGTATGTTGAGTTGGCTGTCAGCATCCTTTTGAGCCTTGATCATGTTCGATCGCGCATCGGCGATCTTCTTGTCTAGTTCAATGCTTTGGGCGGCGGTGGTCGACTTCTTGCCTTTAGCTGCCTCAAGCGCATCAATCTCAGCCTGATAGGCCGAAGTAACTTCCTCCTTCTCGGCCTTGATCAGTACCGCTCGCTGCGTGGCGTAAACATCCTGAGAGATCAACCCGGCCTTCTGCGCGGCGTCCAACTGCTTCTGGGTGTTGGCGTATTCGTCCTGAATACCCTTGAGCGCGTTCTGGGCGTCGTTATATGCCGTGAGGTCTACAGCGCCAGCGGATGCAGCTTTGGGGTCTTTGTTCTTGTCCTTGATGTTCTGAAGGGTTTTGGCGACATAGTCGGCCTGAACCTTTGGATCATCAGGGTTGGCCTTTTTCAGCACCTCGACGTCACGCAGGTACGCTTTGGTCAGCTTGTCGCGCTTCTCAGCGTTGCTGAGCGTTGAGTCGCTGATTTGTTTGAGGCGCTGCTCAGCAGCAATACCCTCCTTCTGGATTCGAGCCTGCTCCCCCAAGTAGCCCGTTTTCGATTTCTCGGCTTCAATCTGTAGCTGGAGAAAACTGATCCGAGAGGTAACGTCCTTGTATCGAAAAGGATCCTCTACTTCTGCATTTCTACCATTCGCAGTCATCAGCGCCAGCTGATCTTGAGCCTGCTCTAACTTCTCACCAAGTCGCTCTGTTCGGCCAAGCCCATTGAGCCCGTCAAGCGCCCCAGCAGCCGCGTCCTTCACCCCCTTCCAGGCTTTCTGCCAAAGGCCCAAGTTATCAGTTACCTGCTTGGATCGATCCTGAACTGTGTCCGCATAAGCCTTCGTCAACAGATCGGCTGCGCCTACTGTGTCGCCCTGTTCCTTCAGCGCAACAATCTGCGCATACACGGAGGCCGTGAGGAAGTTGTACTGGTCGTTTAGTTCCTTAGCGGCAGCAACAGGATCCTTCGCAATTTTTACAAACTCAGCAATGGTCGCGTCGACGGACTTGCCGGTTGCGTCCTCCATGGCCGCAGCGGCCTCAGCGATAATGCCGAAACTGTCGCCCGCCACCACCCCGCTACCCGCCAGCTTCGCGAGTGAGGCGGCAGCCTCGCCCGTGGTGCCATTCGTAGCGCTGACTTGGCGGGCCAGGCTTGCAAGCTGATCAGCCGAGGTGCCCGCGTAGTTCCCGGTGAGGATCAGCGCCTTGTTGTACTCATCAGCCTCCTGGCTGCCCTTACTGTATCCATAAATCAGAGTGCCGATGACCGCTGCAACAGCCGCCACCGCGGCGACCATCCCAAGGATACTCATGGAAGCACCGGTAACCGCCGGCGGGAGTGCACCATATGCTTTCTTGGCGTTCTCCGCCGCCTCCGCCGCCGTGTTCGAGCTTTCAGCCAAATCCGAAAGGCTTTCGCTTGCCTCACCAGCGTTCTCGGCAGTGTCCTTCGCGCCTGAGGCGATACCCGCCAGGGATTCGCCCAGCACCGCGGCACCGGAGCCGCCGGAAAACAACGACCGGAACTTGTCCTTCAGGACGTCCATCGTCGGCCCGATGCCGCCGAACGAATCTTTTATCTGACCACCCTGCTGAATCAGCACCATCAGCGGGTTTTGCCCGCCTGCCAGGCTGGTGAAGATGTCAGTGAACTGTGCTGGAAGCTGACGCAGCGCCGCCTGTGTTTGACCGGAGCTGACGCCAGTTTTTCTCAACCCCTCGTCGAACTCCCCCAGCTTCTGGCGGGAGGCGTCGATGCGAGCGGAGTACTCGCGGAAGGTGTCGGCATCAATGACGCCGGCGGCCTTGTATTTCTGCAGTTGAGCCTGCTGCTGATCGAGCTTATCGAGCGCAGCCATTGTTGGGTTGAGTTTACCGAGCAGCTCTTGCAAGCCTTCGGCCTGGGCGCCGGTCGCTGCACCATTGTTGGGTTGAGTTTACCGAGCAGCTCTTGCAAGCCTTCGGCCTGGGCGCCGGTCGCTGCCGCCGCCTTCTTGGTCGCCTCGGCCTGGCGATCTGTCGAGCCGATCAGGGCGTCGGATTCAGCCTGTAGACGGCGCTGGAGCGCAGCCAAGCTGCTTGCCGACGAACCGGACGACTCCATCGCCGAAGCATTGGTGTTCACGCTGGTGGTCAGGCGCTGGTAATACTCACTCGACTCCAACGAGGCTTTCGCCGTGGCCAGCAATCGCGCCTTGGCTTC